CTACTCCAGTATCCATTAGCTCAGTCTTTTCTTCCTGGATCTCTTTCCCGTGGAAATTCAGATACAGGACATTTCCAAGATGTTCCAGTTGCTCTGAGCTTAGATATGGCGTCATCTCATTAATCACATTTTCCAGTATTTTTTCCAACATAAAATGCCCTCCTTCTGCTTAATTGTAGAAGAAAAGGGCATTGTGCGTCTATTGGACTAAATTGTATAGTGATTATATAATCAAAGAATTTACATTACCTAATACAAATGAAGGAAAGATTGGACAAGATATAAGCCTTTTACATTATGTTCCAAT